CTGTTACTGCTGTTCAAACTGTAACCGTAAGCACAACAGGAGTATCTGCTACCACTGACGTAGGTAATCAAGGTTGGGGTAGATCTACTTGGAGTAGTGGTGGATGGGGCACACCTATTTTTGGAGATATTGTTGAAGGTACTGGTGTAACGGTTAGTGAAACAGGAGTTCAAGCCGCAAGCACCGTATCTAATGTTTCTATACAAGAAGGTGGAGGAATAACTGTAGGAATTAGTGCAGGAGTTCAAGCCGCAGGTGTCGTTAATGACATCGTAATACCACAAGCTCTTATCTTTGCTACAGGAGTTCAAGCCTCAAGTGCTATAGGAACTGTAGATGTAGGACTTGGTTTTGGTGTTACAGGAGTTCAAGCCGCAGGCTCAACAGGAAGCGAATCAGTAGTAGAAGGAACAGGTATTACTGTATCAGCAACAGGAGTAGTTGCTGCAAGTGCCACAGGTAATGAAACAATAGTAGAAGGAACAGGTATTATTGTGACAGAAACTGGCGTATCCGCTACATCCCATATTGCAAATGTAGGTATAGCTAGGGTAGTAATAGTAACTGGAGTTAGTGCAAGCTCACAAGTAAGCACTGCAACCATGTGGTCAAAAATTGATACAACACAAGACCCAAATTGGGTAGAAATAGCCGCATAGGAGGAAAGAATGGCATCATCATTTACAACAAGTTTTGGAATAGAAAAAATTACCACAGGTGAACAATCAGGCTCCTGGGGTACAACAACAAATTACAATATAGATATTTTAGATAGAATAGCGGCTTACAAGTCAGTCGCTTTATCTGACGCATCTACAGCAACTCTTACCGTTAGAGCAGGATCTCCAACTGATGGAGCTAGTAATCTTCAAGACGGTATGTATAGAATTATAAAATTTACAGGAACATTAAGTCAAACTTGTACAATAACTATAGCTCCAACTACTACAACAGCTTATTTTGTTTTTCAAAATGCTACCAGTGGTGGATACAGCATTATTATGAAACAAGGTTCTGGAGCTCAAACTGTTACTATACCAACTACTAAATCAAATATGGTTTATTGTGATGGAAGTGATGAAGTTATATCTGTTTCTGATTTATTTGTTGCTAACGCATTAGCCGCAGACGATTTAACAACAGGAGATGCCGCGGTAACATTAGCTACCACAACAGGTAATATAACAGTCGATGCACAAGGTAGTGATACAGATATAATTTTTAAAGGCACTGATGGGGCATCCGATACTACCTTTTTAACACTAGACGGTAGTGATGCAGGAACTGCTACATTTAATCACGATGTTAAATTAAATACAGACAGCTCTGTATTAGGTTTTGGAGCAGATAACGATACAACTCTTACTCATACTGATGGTACAGGTTTAACATTAAATGGTACCAATAAATTAACATTTAATGATACTGGTACTTATGTACACTCAAATGCAGATGGAGATTTAGATCTTGTAGCAGATGGCACTGCCGTAGATAGTATTAATATTGAGTCAGCAGGAGGTATAACCTTAGATGCAGGCACTGCTGCTAGTGGTATTATCTATGAAGATGATGGCACTGAAATGGCTAGAATACACAATAGTTCTAGTGATGTAATTTTAGAGACTAAAGTATCTGATAAAGATTTATTAATAAAAGGAAATGACGGTGGCTCTACTGTTACACCTGCAACATTTGATATGTCTGCTGCAGGTAAATTAATTATGGGTGCAGGAGCAGTAGGAAGCACACAAACAGCTAACGCAACTGGCTCAACTACTTTAGACTTCGATACATATTCTAACTTTGTGTTGACTGCTACAGGTAATGTTACTTTAGCTAATCCAACAACTGAGTCAGTAGGACAATCTGGTATCATAGTATTTATTCAAGATGGTACAGGTAGTAGAACATTAAGTTTAGGTACAGATTATGAAACTGCTGGAGCAGCAGGTTTAACTATAAGCACTGCGGCAAGTTCCGTGGACATTATACCATATTTTGTTCAAGCTGCCGATAATATATTGCTTGGAGCGCCACAACTTGCATTTGCATAGGAGACATAAGTAATGCCAATAAAAGGTGAATTTTTTCAAAATCCTGGAAGTGCGGCAGGTTCTTTTTATGATTATCAAATTCCGTTTGCTTTAAAAATAACAAGAAGTCCTTCTACTTCTGGGGGTACTAATGGTAGTGGTTTTGGTTGGAGTGGACAAGTTTATCCTAATACAAGTTCATGCACTAAATGGAGTTTTAGTTGGTGGCAGAAAAAAACATTAGTAACAGATGAATATGGACCAATAGATGGAGGTACATTTTATCAAACTATGCTTAATAACATAGAAAATCATGGTGGTAAATCTTTAGCTTTTAGTTATGGCTCTGGTGCTACAGAACAAGATGTATTTCATTATAGAGCAAGTAGTAACTACAAAAGTGCTTCTAAATTTATAGATAGAGGTAATTGGCAACATTGTTGTATTATAATGGACACCACACAATCTACTGCTGCAGATAGATTTAAATTTTATTTAAATGGTAGACACATAACAGAGATTGACCCAACAAGTCAAATATCACAAAGTAGCACTATACCCTTTGGAGTAAACCAAGCACATCCAGCTCACTACTTTGGGTTACTTTTAAATGCTCATGGACATACAGAAGGTAATAGTTATGGTATGCAAGGTGTTTTTGCTGAAATAATAATACGACATAGTATTAGTGGTGACACTATTGATAATTATGGGTATTATAAAAATGGTGTATGGGTACCTCGAGACCCAACAGATTCTAGCTATATAAATTCAACTTTTGGTTCTGAAGGACTATGGTTTAAATTTGCTAATGCTAGCTCACTTGGTACAGATAGTAGTGGTAATGGTAATAATGCAACAAGTGTTTTTAATTTAAGTGCAGATAATCAAGTTATTGACACACCAACGAATGATGGGAGTTAAAAATGGCAGCTAATTCAGGATTTGCAGGATTTACAGGTCATAGGCAAGCAGGTGGTGATTTTTGTGCAATAGAAGGTTTAACAAGTTACTCTATTACAACTAATAATAGAGGTTTTATAGGTAATTATAATTTAGAAATTGGTAAAAAATATTATTGGGAAGTAAGAGCAAAAAGTTTTGGTGGTACAAATGACCAACTTTTTATTGGAGTATGCAAAGATGATATTGATTTAACTTCTAATAGAGGTGGTGGTCAAGTTTCTGGTGGTGGTTATGGTTATGAAAATTATGATAATGGAGTATATTTATCTAGTACAAGTAGTTCAGGTTCTGGTCCTGGACAATTTAGAAGTGGAGACCTTCCAGCTAATATAAGAGTAAAAGTTGACAGAGTTAATCATACTATTAGTTGGGCATTAAATAGTGGTAGCTTTAGTTCTACTTACAGTATACCTTCTACTGGTAGGTTATATCCTTGGTTGGGTAGTGGAGGTGGTTCACAAACAGCAGAGGCTAGAGTCAATTTTGGGCAGGATAGTACTTTTTCTGGAGATTTGACCGCACAAACAAATACAGATGAAAATGGCTTCGGTGAATTTTATTACTCGGTGCCCTCTGGTTTTGTTGCCTGCTGTAACGGGAACAGAAGTGTTAGTGCAAATATAGATCCAAATTTAACAGATGATGATTACAATTTAAAACAAATGAATGCCGTCAGTTATACAGGTAATAGTACAAATGATAGGTCAATAACTTTGGGTTTTAAACCAGATTTAGTTATCACAAAAGAAACAGGTGCAGCAAATAATTGGTATTGGACAGATAGCACAAGAGGAGTTACAAAACATCTTAATACCAATAGTGTTGCAGCAGAACATACAGATTCAGGAATGTTTGTTAGCTTTGATACAGATGGAGTTTCACTTGGAACTTCTGGAGGAAGTAATAATAATGGAGATACTTACTCTATAATTGGTTTTAGGGCTAATGGTGGAACAACCACTACTAATTCTGTAGGTGATACTAATTCTACGGTGCAAGCGAATACTAAAGCAGGTTTTTCAATAATTAAATATACAGGAACGGGTAGTAATACAACGATAGGGCATGGATTATCAACTGCTCCAGATTTTATGATAATAAAAAATTTAGGTACATCAGATAATTATATTGTATATTCAAGAGATTTGGGAGCAGGCAATAGAGCTCAATTAAACAATACTAATGCTTGGGGTAGTAGTTCTACCTCATTTAATAGCACTGACCCTTCAAGCACTGTAATTTCTTTAGGAACAAGTAGTGGAACAAACTCAAGTGGTGGTAATTATATTTGCTATGCTTGGCATTCAGTTGCTGGTTATAGTTCTTTTGGAACCTATGATGGTTCAGGTCAAGAAGATGGCAGATACATCGATTTAGGTTTCCGTCCAAGATTTATTTTTGGAAAAAAGTCAAGCGAGGCATCAACAACTTATGGTTGGTGGAATTTTAATACTGCACATCAAACATCTAACAAAGCACAATTTTCTGGTGGTTGGTTTGATACATCTGCAGCTTTTAGTAGTAACTATCCTTTTGCAATATTAGGAAATGGGTTTAAGCATAGAAATAACAATACAAATCTAGATGCTAGTGGTAAAACATATTTTTATGCAGCATGGGGAGATGTGCCAGCAAAATACAATAACGGATTTTAAAAGGAGGTGAAGTAAAATGTACGCTTTAGTAAACGATAAAAATGAAGTAACAGAAATAATTAAAGTTGCTCGTTCTATTGTAGTAGACGATGTAAGACATCCAAGAACTATTTTTGGTGCTTGGAGTTGGTCAGAATTAAATGCAATAGGAATATATGAAGTAGAGGATAGTGGAACAAAAGGCAACCCTAAATTTCAAATTACATCTGAGCCTACTTATACATTTGATGCAAGTAATAAAAAAGTAACTACAAAATATACTATAACAGATAAACCACTAGATGATAGTGATGCTAAATCAGAGGATGGTAAAGATATCACTAACTCAGAGGGTGAAAAATTAGTAAACATAGGTTTAAAAACCATAGCTAAAAACAATACCAATAAAATGGCTCATGACCTTATATCTAGGTTTAGTTGGTTGGTTGAAAGAAATATATATGATAATTCCAAAGCTATACCAGATGCAGTAAAAACTTATGTTGCAGCCATACAAAAAGACGCTGATGATATTGTTACTGCAATTACTAATGCTGCAGACATGGCAGCGTTTATAGCATTGCATACAGATGAATATAATAGTGATGGTTCTTTAAAAACTATGAATAGAATGAATAGGTGGACAAGTGATAGCACAGTTAAAGAATATATTAGGTAAAATAAAACAAAGACTATTTGGTAAACTTTGTGAGTGTAAGCCTAAGAAAAAAAGAGGCAGACCGAGAAAGAGTGGTTAGTTGTGCCTTTAAAAAAAATACCTTTTAAACCAGGGGTTAATAGAGAAACTACATCTTATGCCAATGAATTTGGTTGGTTTAATTCTGATTTAATACGATTTAGAAAAGGTCGTCCTGAAAAAATGGGAGGATGGTCTAGATTAAGTAGTAATAACTACGATGGTACTGGCAGGTCGTTACATGTTTGGGCGGCTTTAGATGGTTCTAAATTTATGGGTTTAGGAACTGAAGCGAAATTTTATATTGAGCAAGGTGGTGGATATAATGATATTACTCCCATCCGATCTACTGTTACTTTAGGAGCCAATCCATTTTATACTGGTAGTGCAGGAACAAGCACTTTAACCGTTACACACGCAAGTCACGGAGCCGTTGTGAATGATTATGTTACTTATAGTGGAGCAACTGCTGTCGATGGAATAACTGCTGCACAAATAAATAAAGAACATCAAATTACACAAGTTATAGATGCAAACTCTTATGTCATAACTACAACAGGAAGTGCATCATCTGGTTCTACCGCAGGAGGTGGTTCATCTGTATTAGCTCAATATCAAATTAATACAGGTTTAGGAACTGTTGTTTCAGGTACAGGTTGGGGTGCAGGTTTTTGGGGTGGAACTACTTCTACTTATTCTGCAACGACACTGTCTACAGGCATTAATAATTCTGTTACTTCTATACCTTTAACTAGTGCTTCTGATTTTGAAACTGCATCTTCTACACTAAGTTCTGATTTAGATGTATACAGTACAAGTGTTACCGTAGCAGACGCTTCTTCTTTTCCATCTAAAGGCACTATAAAAATAAACAGTGAGTTTATACGATATGCAACAAAAACAGGAAATACATTTGGTTCTTTAACAAGAGCTTCTGATGGCTCTACCATAGCAGCACACAGCAGTACTGATACGGTTACTTTTGTAGGGATAATATTAATAGAAGATGAGTTAATTTTATACACAGGTAAAAGTACAAACACACTTGATGCAGGAGTTGTCCGAGGAGCAAGAGGCACAACCGCTGTAGCACATAGTACAGGTGTATCTGTTAAAGAAGCAAATGACTTTATTGGATGGGGCGAAAGTTCTTTAACTACTGCATCTACTGGCCAAAACATACGTTTATGGTCTCAAGATAATTGGGGTGAAGATTTAATTTTTAATGTGTTTGATGGCACACCGTATTACTGGGATAAAACACTTGGTACTTCTACACGAGGTTCTAGTTTAGCTTCTCAAGCAGGAGCATCTGACTGTCCTACAATAGTAAGAAAGATTATGGTATCTCCCTCTGATAGACACGTTATTGCTTTAGCGTCTAACCCTCGAGGAGAAACACAACAAGATTTACTACAAGTTCGTTGGTCTGATCAAGAGAATCCATTTGACTGGACACCTACTGCTACTAATACCGCAGGGGGTCAAAGAATATCTTCTGGTTCAGAAATTATTACGGCAAGAAAAACGAGACAAGAAATATTAATATTAACAGATGCTAATTTACACGCTATGCGTTTTGTAGGGCCACCATTTACTTTTAGCTTTACATTACTTGCAGGAAATGTTTCTATCGTAGGGCCAAACGCTATTACGACTGTAGGAGATAGAGTGTTTTGGATGGATAGAGAAAATTTTTATGCATACACTGGTAAGTTACAAGTCATACCTTGTACTGTACTGCGTTATGTTTTTGATGATATTAATTTACAACAAAGTTTTAAATTTTTTGCTGCATCAAACAGAATGTTTGATGAGGTATTTTGGTTTTATGTATCTGGTGACTCAACAGAAATAGATCGTTATGTAAAATATAACTACACAGAAAATACTTGGGATATTGGCACTATGGTACGAACAGCTTGGGTTGATTATGGAATACATGATAACCCTAGAGCCGCAGGTTCTTTGAACGGAACACAATATATATACACGCACGAAACAGGTCAGAATGATGACGGATCTCCTATGACAAGTTTCATTGAATCTGCGGATTTTGATTTAGGTGATGGTAATGAGTTTATGTTTGTAAATAGATTGATACCAGATGTATCGTTAAATAACTCTGATGCATCGGTTGAGTATATTATTAAGACTAGAAACTTTCCTGGTCAAAGCTTAACAACAAACTCTACCAACACTGTTACTTCTACTACTGAGCAATCTTTTTTACGAGCTAGAACAAGACAGGCAGTGGTTCGAGTAGAAAGTAATACCGCAGATGTTGCGTGGACACTTGGAGATTTACGATTAGATATTAGAAAAGATGGGAGAAGATAATGGCTAAATTGTTAGAACAAAGTTTTGCAGATGCTCCAGATGAGTATGACGTAATAACATTTCAAAGAATATTAAGAGATATAGAGTCTGCTTTGACTAAAAAAGAGTTTCCTCAGGAAGTAGAAAGCCTAGACGGATCTAGGTCAGTTTCTTGGTTTATGAGTTAAAATATGGCAAATTCGTTTCAAAATGTAGCAACAGTAGTATCAGGGACATCAGATACCACAATATATACATGCCCTACTGCTACACAAGCTATTGTAAAAAATATAAATTTGTATAATAATCATAGTGGAACGGTAGATGTTATTGTAAGTATACGAGATAGCTCTGCTTCTACAACAGTCATAATAGATAAAAGTACTATGGCTGCCGCTGGAGAAACGTCCCTCACTGCTCCGTTTGTTTTAGAGGAAAGTGATACGCTCATATTAAATTGTGCAACAGGAAATGTTATTAACGCATTTCTAAGTATTTTGGAGATTTCATAATGGAGCAGACAAGTCCTAAATATTCAGGTGAACCCACCGTTCAATCCGTTGCTTCAGGTTTAGCATCATTAGGTAGATATGGAGACACATATATGGTACACGCTGCCGAAGGCGAAACAGTTGTGCCATCAGAAATACTTGACGCTAACCCAGAACTAAAGAACCAATTATTTGCACAGATGCGTATGATGGGTATCAAAGACCCAAATCGATATGTGGTAGGTAATAGTTTAAACTCAATCAACCCTATAACTGGTCAACCAGAGTTTTTCTTTAAAAAAGCTTTTAAAGCTGTTAAAAGAATTATTAAAAAAGCCGCTCCTATTATTGTACCCATAGTTGGTAATGCAATAGCTCCGGGCGTAGGTGGACCTCTTGCATCTGCTTTGATGACAAAGTTACAAGGTGGTTCAATGTCTGATGCTTTTAAAAGTGCGGCTATGGCATACGCAGGTCAAGCTGTAGCAACAGGTGCGGCAAGAGCTTTTTCACAAGGCTCAACAATGGGGTATGGTAAATCATTCTTAGAAGGATTAAAACAAGGAGCGTTGTCTCCTATTGAAGCCGCGGGTAATATTTTTAGTAGTGGACCACAAAATCCATTAGCTCAAGGTATCTTTGGCCCAAGAGGAGCAAACGTGTTATTTAGAGAAAGTGCAAGAGAATTAGGTCAAAATAAATTTGCAGGTATTGGTTCTGCACTATTTCCTTCTTATCAAGGAGCAGCAGCTAATTATGGAGT